TGCAAAAGAGATATGCTAATATTTCTGCTTGATCACCTATAAGTTCTTTAACCATTTCTCTACTTGTTATCATTTGCGGTTTAAAATATGTTGTGCCATATACAGAATGAAACAAACCAGCATCTTGTACATATTCTGGAGCATCCCAAGATTTTAATATATTATATACACCAACCAAATGATCTAATAAAGTTTGATTTTTATGACCAACATCATTACATCCTATTTTTTTTAAAAATTGTATTTTTGAATCAACATTCATTTTTTATAAAAATCAAGTCGTTCTCTACTGTTACCAGAAATATTACATTTAAACACGACACAAGTTCTTAGTTCGTAGCATTCTCTTGAAACAGGTTGAGCTTGATGCGGCAAATATGCATCAAAAACTATTAAACGATTCCCTCTATAATTTACATGCTTATCTATTTCTAGATTTGCATATTCTTTTTTAAAATCAGGTGAGCGATTGGTATTTGTAAGCTCTTGAAATATTGCTGTGCCGCCGCCCCATTCTGTTTCCCAATCCATTCTTGGATAATATATCAAAGTGAAATCACCATCATCTTTATGAATATGTGGTTCTAAACCATGCGTATGAGCATTGCAATATATTCTCTCATACCCTTCAACATTATATTTTTTGTGAAAATCATATTTAGCTAGAAACACTTCAAATAAAGTATGGGCCCAAGGATATGCATTTTTTTCACACTCTTCTTTATTATGACCGCATAGAATATGCCAATGTTTATTCACTTTTTTATTATCAGAATGATAATCATATTGCCATGATATTTTTCTGACCTCATCATCAATCAACACAGCATTGTGTTCTTCTAATACGTCATCAAATATATCTATCATTTAAATTTTACCTGTTTATTTTTATTTCTTTTTTTGGGTTTAATTTTAAATTGTTTATTAATCTTTCGGATAAATCTAGATTTATCTCCATCACCCAAACTATTAAATATTCTAAAAGATAAATCATAATCTGTCTCTTTTGGTTTTTTATATGATTGAATTTTTTCTTTATTTTTTATTTCATCTTTAGATAATAGCTCTTTAAAATATTCGTTATCAACTATTCTTAAAACATCATTAAATGAGTTGCAACTATCTACCTCTTTAAGACTTATTATTATAATTCTTTTATCTATATTATCATATAGCTTTTGTCTTAAATCTGAGCTATAATTCTCTGTAATTTGAGATTTATCTAATTCTATTATTTTTAAATATTCTTTGGACATAAATTTTTCAAATTTTTTAAGTCTATTTCCTGTATTTAATTCCACAGGAATATACCATATTTTTTCAGCTGGATTCCATCGGCCGCCCAAAAATTTTACAGTTGTCCTATCTTCATATAAAGCATTAATTAAAGGTATATTACCTTTTATATTTTGATATTCAAAAGTATCAATTACTTCATTATAAGAACACTCTATCCATAAATCTAAAGACTTGATATAAAAATCACACTTTCTTTTAGTTCCGTCATTATAAGGTTTTTCATATTCGTAATCAAATTTTTCAAATAAAAATTTATTTGCAAAGTTTGCTTCAAATTGACTTCTATATGTTATTCCATCCTTTCCTTTTGTTAACTTTCCGTAGATACTCATTTAAATTTTGCCCTTGCCATTATCTCTGTCAAACAAGCCATCAAATTAATTTCTTGATCTGCAACAAACGCAGCTTTATATTGATACTCACCCAAAACAACAACCACATGAGGAATAGTGCCGTGATCCAAAAAATCATATAAGTTGTCATAAATACGGCGAAACAACCGAACAGGATCATTATCCAAATTATTAACAACCCATTTACGAACATTAGTAAATTCCTTATTTTTCATAGAATGCATCAGCTCTTTGATATTTACCTCTGCAATATCTACAAGTATGCCAGCATCGATATTACCTGATATAGAATATCTTTGAAGTTCATTTAATACTCTACGCCAGTCTGGAAAATATTTATTGATTACCTCTGCAACAACTCTTTTATCATAATCTACATTTTTCTCAGTTAGAATTGCAATAACTCTACCCAAAAATTCATTTGCTAAGTTTGGTTTTTCTGAATTTGGAATAGCGAAATCAATCACACTACAACGAGAATGTAGTGGCGGTATCAATCGATTTTTATAATTGCATGTAAGAATGAAACCACAATTCTTATGAAACTCTTCCATAAACCCACGCAGGCCTGGTTGAGTTGATTGAGGATTTAGATAATCTGCTTCATCAAGTATGATATATTTACGGCCGCCATGAAGCGAAACGGTAGATGCAAAGTTTCTAATTTTGGTTCGTAGAATATCAATACCAGATTCTTCTGAACCATTAATCATCATATATGTTAAACCAAGTTCTTCAACCATAGCCTTTGCAGCAGTTGTTTTACCAACGCCAGGACTTCCTGATAAAATCAGATTAGGTAAGTGTCCTTCAACAACAAAATTAGTCAAAGAACTTTTTAAAATTTTAGGTAATATGCATGACGCTATATCCTTGGGCCGATACTGTTCGACCCACAAAATTGTTTCCATTATATAAATTCCTTAAATCAAGCATCGTATTTGGATTCTGGTTCCAAAGCAATAAAGTACTCAACATTATCTGTTGAATTCTTAAAGTGACTAATATTTTTAGAGGAAACTTGTACCCTATAAGAGCCTGGAATAAGTTTTAGATTTTCAATTTTAAACCAAAACTTATATTTCGAATCTTGTAATTCATCTTCATTATCAACATCTAAACTCAATGCATAATCATTTGCTGTAGCATTTTTCTTATCGGTAACTTTAAGAAGCGCAATAGTAGAAGACATTGATTCTAGAGACATATCTGGTACACCAATAACAGCAGCTGCCTTTGTAATAGTAGAAAGTTTTTCATTCGACAGATCAAAGTTAACTTCACATTCTGGCATAATAATATCTTTAGTTGGTGTTGTAACAACAGAAGGATCAGAATACCAATATTTTAAAGCAGGACTTGATGATCCTGTTTCTGTAATAACAACAAAGTCATCCTTAAAATCCAAATCTGGATTCACAAACAAAGAAATTGCTGCTAAAAATTCATTCAAATCATAGATGGCAAACTCTTGTGGAAAATCTTCTTTCACCGTGGCCTTACCAAAAATATTTTTCATGGCCGACATAGTGCCCAACGTATTACCACTTTTAATAATCAGATTTTGATTAATCGTCGCAAAGTTTTTTAATACTGATATTGTTTCACTGCTTAATTTCATTTTTCACTATTCTCCATTTCATTAATATAAAGAGCTATGATACCATAATGTATCACTTTTAGCAAGTCTCTTCTGTCCTTGCCATTCTTTTTTCCATATCGTTGTGCATACTTCAATATGTTTCCGATACAGAAACCTTCACCATGTCCACCATCTATAATAAACTCTGTAGCTTGAAACTTGTTCTTGCTATAGTGTTCATCATAGGTGGAGACGATATATTTTGAGAGTTCGGCGAGTGCCTTATCTTCATTGTATTTGTAATTTATTTTCATATTTCACATTATAAATGAAAAGGGGGCCAAAGTCAACCCCCTTTTCTATTTTATAAGAACTACTTCACCGAAATTAGGCGAGGCTTCTTCTCTTCTGGAACAACTCGCTCAAGATCAACCAAGAGCATACCATTTTCCAGTTTTGCACCGTTAACAACAACGGCGTCTGCAAGAGTAAACTTACGTTCAAACTTGCGATAGGCAATCCCACGATATAGTTGGTTGCCATCAAGGTCTGAATCAGACTCTTTCACTGAACGAATCGAAAGAGTACCATCAGAAACTTCCACCTCAATGTCCTTCTTACCGAAACCGGCAAGGGCCATTTCAATTACGAAGTTATATTCACCTTCCTTTCGAATGTTATAAGGTGGAAACCCCGTTGATGTAACATTGTTATTTACATAACGAGCAAGGTGTTCAAACGGACGTTCAAAACCTACTGCATAAGGGGTTAATTGATCGAATTGATCAAATAGGGATAGTGCTCTGCTAGTATTCATTTTCATCTCCTTTACTAAGCAAGATTATGTTATGCATCCCATAATGGCGATGCGTTAAGTGATAGTTTTTTTTGGTTCATTCGGAGAAACTATCAAAACTCTATATTATATATAGTGATTCTTTTTGAAATTACAACCCCTATATATAACTTTTTATTTCTTTTCTGATGATTTGCTCATCTTTCTCATTCTCATTATTTCTAATTTGTATTTCATTCATCAAAACAAGATTTGTAAGAATATTACTAATTTGCGTATTCCTACCCTTTAACCATTTTTCAGATTGAGTATCTTGTCTTGCCATATGTCTGCGATTTATTTCTTGTTCTGATACCATTAATATAAAAACTTTTGCATCATAATTTACTAACAACCATTCAATATCTTTAGCTCGAAAAAACCTATCACCTTCTAAAATTATATGTTTTCTTCCTTGACAAATCTCTTGAATAATAAGCTCTCTAAATTTTGAAATTGTACCATAAGAAAGTCTATCAGTACCGCCAAATTTTTCGCCCTCTGGATATCTCCCCACTACTAGAACATCACCATGTTTTTGACATGAAAAAAGAGGAAGAGGTTCAACATCCACTGAGGGGCCCAGTTCACTAAGAAGATTTCTCATTAAGGTGGATTTGCCAGAGCAAGGAACTCCACCGATCATTATTATCATACCAAAAGATATTTCCTTTCATACTCTAGAAATTCCTCTGATACATCAAAAGAAAATTCATCAATCACATCTACTTTATCGTGAT